GGGCCGGTCTGCGGCGCTCGCATCAGCTGGTTCAGCACTTGCGCAAGCGTTTGCGTGTCGCCCGCCGCGATGGCCTGGATCATCTGGGCGGACAGGGCAGAGGTCAGGGCTCCCATTTTGGATAGCTCTCCGTGAGTGAACGTATCGGGAAAAAAGAAACGCCCTCTGGAAGAGGGCGCCCCTGGCCTCGATCGCGGCCTACGCGTCGGTGTGCTGTGTCAGCCTGTGCGCTCGCTGTCGCGATCGCTTTCGCGCACGGGCCACGTACAAAACGGTACCGGAGCCACAGCCCCGTCCTGCGCTAGGTAAACCTTCTCCTGTGAGAACAGGTTCCCGTAACAGTCGAACACGGCTAGGTTCACCAAGTTCGGGCTATGCACGAACACGACCGTGGCCGCCAGCGGTACCGGACCCTCGCCTGGATCCGGAATGGGCCTGGACCCCGGAAACATTTCGTCTGGCCAAAACCAGACTTGTCGGCCGACTGTGGGCTTGATCATTTTTGCCGCTCCATTGATCGCTGACCCTCGATGAGTTTGCGCACCCGCTTCATGAGCGCGGCATCGCACTCCGGGCACAAACGCTCATACCAGATGGTCCTCGAGCATCCGTGGCACTTCCTGAACCCCAGCAGTCGCAAGAAAAGGTTCACCGGCGGTAAGTATGCCCCGCTCACCTCCAGAGCGCATCCAGAGCGTCGGCTGGCGACTGGCGCGGATCCCGCACGGTACGTCTTATGGCCACGGCTGCAATCAGCTTGGCGATCGGGACGGTGCGCAGCTGGATCAGGATCGGGGGCGCCTTCGGTTGCACGAACGTGCGCAGCGTGCAGGCACACCAGCTGTTCACGTGCCCCGGCAAAGCCACTATCTGGACCGGCTGGCGGCAGCGGGTGCACGCCTGCTCACCATTATCATCCGGGCCCCAGTGGCGAACGCGCTCAGCCATCGCCCGCAGCCCTAATTTGGCTAGGCTGAGTCCGACCGGCAGCAATGTGGCGAAGGTGGCGGGCGCGTTCACGCTCGCCATGGTGCGGATAGGATCGGCCGCGCTTGTCATCAAGCGCCACTGAGCGCGCTGGAATGGAGCGCTGACCGAGATTCGCGAATGCTCCCATTGCGGACATCATCATCAAAGCTGGACTAATTTCGCGCTTTCCCAATTTACGACTCCATTCGACCGAGTCCCGGAATCACGGACCGGCTGACACACCGGCAATTGATCAACTCGCCCGGAAAGATGTACTGCTGTTCCTTCTCGGACCACATGCCTTCACTGATCTTGTAGCGTTTTCGCGCTGCGCCCCACGCGACATGATCCGGGCGCGGCTCGCGTCCGCCGCCGCTGTGCACCCAGATCGCTTCGGTGATCCCCAGTTCATGCTGCCGCACGCGGATACGCGTCGCGGTCGCCTTGTTGTTCTGGTCACGCGCGATCAGCTCAGCCCGCCGCTCGGTGCGCGCTGCCAGTGACTTGTTGGACTCGCCGGGGCGCCGCCCCAGGCCGATGCGGTCCAACCTAACCTTCGGCCCAAGGTACTCGGTCAAGGTTTGCAGATCGCGCCCAGCTGCCGCGCTTCGCATGACCTCGGTTTCGATATCGGTGAAGTAGCGCTGCGGGATCGACTTGATCAGCGCCACGTTCTCGCCCGTGGTGGCTGCCAACACGTCGCGCGACAGCGCCGTGGATTGAAAGCGCACCGCAAAGCCGTGCTTGACCAGGATCGCCGTCAGCGCCCCGTCGACGCGCTTGGACACGTTCGTTGCGAAATACTCGGCCAGGTCCGGAGCCAGCTCGTTAAAGCGTGCTTGCCAGCGCCGGGCCAGGGCTCGCATGATCCGGCGCAGGATCACCGCGGGGGCGTCGTCCTGGGCGAATACTGCGCTGTCCTGGGCCATGCTGGAATCTTTCATCAGCGTCGCCACGACCGCGCCGTTTTCGTTCTGCATCTTCCAGATGCGTGACAGGCGGCTCGGGTGAATCTCGCCTTGGGCCTTGTAGTAGCCATCCTTATCCAGGACAGCGCCCTCATGCCCAGCGACTTCGACCAGATAGGTCGGCTTGCCCGTCTTGCGCGGATCATCGCGCCCGTAGTTCGCGTAACTCTCTGCGGTTTCGGCGTTGTCGGCCAGCGACGTACCTTCATTCGTGGTCGAAAAAGCCTGACTCGATTTAAGCCCATGACCAGCGCCGATCGTGGCGTTGAATTCGGCTTCTGTCATGCCGCGGTACAGGTGCCCGGGCCGCGTGATCTTGTAGACGTCATCGCTGCCCGCGGTCCATCCTTCGGGTCGCATGACCGTTTTACTGCCGACGCCGCCGGCAGGCTTGGCCGCGCGGCGCTTCTCGAAACTCTCCGTGAACGCTTTGCCGCTCGGTGTCAGGTACGGGGCCGGCTTCAGCGTCTTGCCGCTGTGTTGCTCAATGTGCTTCTTCAGCGCTGTGCCGATACCCTGCCGGCGATACTCCGGATCGACGTTGATTGCAGACAGATAATCGCCGTTGTCCGAAATATGTGCAGTGGCGATTTCCCGGCCGGCGTGCTTGACCGAATAGCTACCGTTGCCCAGATCCTTGATCGTCGCACCGGTCGGCAGGCCTCCTTCGCCGAACCGACCCGCTTCGTCGCGCGGATGATCGGCTTCGACCCACTCTGCGTCCTGGGCCATGGGTGCACCGAGCATGCGGGTCGCGGCCACCCACTCGGCGCTTACTGCCGCGTCCTCGGTCGGCCCATCCTGGGCCATGCGCGGGGGGTTAGCGCGGTAGGCCGCAGCTAACCAATAAAGGACACTGTTGTGCATCTGCCCGATCAGCTCGAGCAGCCGGCGGCGATATTCCAGCTCCAGGCCGCAGTTCGGGTGAACCGGCGGCGCAACGCTAGGCCGCAGATTCCTCTTGGTTGTCTTCATCGTAATCGTCCGGATCAGGCTCAGGCTCGCTTAACGCCTTGATCTTGGCAAGCGTCTCGCGATCCTCTTCGGTGACGTCCTTTAACCCGGCCAGCGCGCCCATCAGGCTCGCGCCGGCCTTACTTTTCCAGATCGCCTTCGCTTCAGGGCTCAGCATGGCCAATTCCTTTCAGCACGTCTTCGCGGCTCGCGGTGGGGATCTTCTCACCGAAGATATCGATGCCGCCTCGTTGCGATTCCTGCAAAGCGTAGTCGGCCGCCGATGTCAGGCGCTCGCCGATGGCTTTGCCGCTTCGGATGTTCTCGCACATCATGCCGGCGATCACGCCCTCGGCGCTGTTCGTGAGCATGTCGCCTTGCTTCAGAAACTTCTTGACCGACACGCCTGAGCGCACGGCGTTGATGATCTGCTTGGCCGCGCCCGTGACCAGTTCGCGGATGTCCAGTTCGCCCGCGTCTTTCAGCTTGGCCATCGAGCCGGCCGCGCGGCTCATGCCGGCGATCAGGGTTCTGGATTCCGGGTCGGTCGCCTGAGCCATCAGCCCGACCAGTTCCGAATCGCCGTAAGCAGCGTGGAAGGTCGCCGCGTGCATCCGGTCTATCGCCTGGCGGGTAGGGCGCCCGTTCGGCGCAAGCGACTGCTGTTCCGAGGCCGGCATCGTCTGTATGAAACCGCGCACTGAGGCCTCGGACGGCTGCCCATCATCGTCGTAATCGATCTGGGACGCATCGAACCGATCCGCGTCGTTTCGGGCCTGCTCCACCGCCGACAGCGTCAAGGTCTGCGTCGTGTTCGACTCGTCTGCTATGCCCTCGGACACGTCGTCTGCATCCATGACCCGGACCAGTACCGGCGATTTCATCGCGCGGATCGTCTTGCCCGGGATCCCGTGCACCTTGGCGCCCGCGGCGATCGCCGCCTTGTAGGCATCCGCGGTGCCTTTCTTGTAGGCCTCGATGACGCCGGCCGTGCGGCCGTTATTGATCGCGACCATCTTGTCAGGGTCTTTGGCGTAGTCGGCGTTCTTCACGCCGTCAGCGCTGTTGGACGTGGATATCTGATCGGCTTCGACCACCGCGTAACGAACGCCCAGTTCGCGCTTTGGCGTCACGATGATGTCCCGGTGGCCGGTGGCCACGGCAATCCCGCGACCGTGAAGATCGGCCACCACGGGCGCGCCGTCGGCCATCGTGGGCGCTGCCATCAGTAGGCGCGGGTTCGGGTTGGCCGCGATCTTGGACATCTGGTTGATGCTCGCCGCGCTCGAGCGGTTGCGGTTCTGCAAAGACTTCAGCAACCCCTCGAGCTTGGCCGAATGCTCAGGCTTGGGCGCCTCGCCCGCGCCTTCCTTGCCGGCTTTGCGCAGCACCATCCCGTTCATGCTGCCGCCCGCGCCACCCTTGACCACCCCGCCTTCGGTGATCAGCACCGGCTGGCCACCGCCTTCTTTGCCGCCGTGTACGGTGATCCACTTTTCATCGTGGGCCGGCACGGCGCCATTAGGGCGCGCGCCCGGCGGCCGTGCTCCATTGGGGGGCGGCACCGCGCCCGCGTTCGGATTCGGCGGCTGTTCGGGTCCAGGCTCGCCCTCCGGACCCAGGCCAGGCAGGCCCATCCCTTCCTCGCCAGGCGGTTCGGGCACCATGCTCACGTCCAGCCCGGAATAGGGCGAGTCTTCCTGCTGGGCCACCCGGTTGCGCGCCTCAGCCGGCGAAATGACGCCGGAATTGATCATCACTTCGTCGGTGTCGGCCTCCACCTTGCGGGTTTCGGCCAGGATCTTCATATCGTCGTCCGTCAACGGTTCGTACTTGAAACCGATTTCAGGATCGATTTCACCGAACTTCGCAAGCTGAACGATGTTCAGAATTCGCGTGATCGGCGGCGTATACAGCGATTGCTGCCAGCTCAGGACATTGCGCCCGAACGTCTTCAGTTCCGGCTCAGCCGTCGCATTCAGGCCCTTGGGCGTGATGCCGAACATGATGATGAGCGGGATGCCGGTCACCGCAGCCTGGTGTTCCTGTGACTGCGCCTGCAATGCATCCAGGGTACCCAGCGGAACACTGATGTTGTCGAGTTCTTCAGTGTCCTTATTGAGCATGAACAGGCTGCGGTTATCGCGCGCGCGATTGAAAAGGTCCGCGCGATTGAACATCTGCGTGCCGGCGCCCGCATTCAGGATGTCCGTCAGATCCGTCTTAAGCGCCATCACGGAAAAATTGTGGATCAGGTCGGACACCGACTGCCGCGTTCGCAGCCAGTTGTCCACGTATGGCTTCATGATCTGCGTGAGCGACAGGCCCCCGAACCCGTACACCGGTTTGAGCATGTCCGGCACCGGCC